AGAATGTTGCAGGAGGAAGGTGGTAGTATCAAAGTACGGGATAACTGTTCCTGAATTTTATAAAATGTTCGATGAGCAGAAAGGAAGATGTGCTATTTGTAATAATAAATTTGGAGAAGTTAGAATGAGTCGGGTACACATAGATCACGACCATTTAATAGGACATGTGCGTGGGTTGCTATGCGGAGGCTGCAATGTTGGTTTAGGTTTTTTTAAGGAAGACAGAAATGCTTTGAAAAATGCTATAAAATATGTTACTGAGAACTCTTTAGATCGAAAATGGTGGACAAATGGCAAAATCATTTAGTTGTTTGAAGTATTTTTGCTTTAATTATCAGGTACTTAGCATAATATTAGCCATGATGCCGGTACATGTCGTGCTATAATTGAATTATAAGAGAATTAAGGGAAATGGATGGGCAGACCTCCTCCATCATACTTTGAGCCTTCGGGTTCGGTATGATTCTGCCCATCTGTTATTTGGAGGCCCACCTTTGGAGTAAATATGCCCTCAGTGCAAAATTCAGTTGCCTTTCAGGTAACAATCGCAGCGTCCGCTACACCGCAACAGCTTCCAGCAAACGCACTAGTCAACGGAGGAACACTCGCGGCCAAGGCAGGTAACACAGCGTCTATTGAGCTTAGTCCTAATCCAGCAGTGACTTCCTCAACTGGCTTTGTTTTAGCAGCAGGGCAGCAGGTTCCGTTTACCGGATCAAATACAAATCAACTTTGGATTACTGGCACGGCTGGCGATGTTCTGTCATTTTTGGGGAACTAATGATGAAAGCTTCTAACTGTGTGAGCAATCTTATGGGCACAGATCGTGACGCCATGGGTAGAAAAGCTGTACAAGGTTTACCAACAAGTGAGGACTTGGATCGAGTTGCCGAAGAAGAAAAAATCAAAAACGCCACGGGCGTAAACAATACGGAGAAAGATAATGGCATTTGATAGAGTATTTCAAGGACCGCCTAGCGATACAGCGGCACCCGGCACAGCACAGTCCCCCTCATTAGGCGTGGATGTTGTTAATAAAGAGTTGTATGTATCTTCCGGCCAAGGATGGGAGGAATTAAGTCCGGGCGGCGGTGGCGGGACTCCGGGCGGTACAGACGGCCAGCTTCAATGGAACAATGCTGGCTCGTTTGCTGGTGCGGGCAAGACGGACGGCACTTACTATGCCCTTGGACCCGGAGCCACGTTTCACAGTGTCCCAACCAACGCGCCTAATAATGGCTTTCTGATTCCAGACTCAGCGACTTCGATCATCGAAGAAACATCCACCGATCCTAACTACCAGAATGGCCTCTATGTGGGCCTGACGCTCAATCCCTCTGACAACACCGGCACAAATAGCGGAGCAATCGGCGGTTATTTCAACGTCACTCTTAAAGGCACTAATTTTGTAGCAGCAAGTGGTGATGTTTCAGACGGAATTTTCGGTTCGTGGTCGTCTGTTGTTTCACAACTCAACGGTGATGTTACGGAGGCACCGGGGCAACTTTTTGGCTCCGTCTCTGGTGTATATCACACCGGAACTGGAGAACTTTTCTCGACTTTTGGCATGGCGATTGATTCGTTCAATCAATCCAGCGGAACCATCGATACTTTAGATGGCGCGGTCATCAATGCGGGCAATAGTGGAACAGGCAACGTTGGGATTTTTAATGGTTTAGATGTGTTCTTCATCGGTGGAGGCAATGGTGGAGCTACTACCACCGCTAACATGATCCACGTTAACGTGCCGGGTAATTCCAATGATCCAGTTGGTACTCTCGTTGGCCTCCAGATCGACGAGCAAGCCGCTACAGGAATCACGAACGCCTACCAGATCAAGTCTGACGGCGTTTCACCGAGCGTCTTTGCTGGCCCAATCTCACTTCCGTACACGCAAGCGCAGACTGTTTACTCGGCTACCGGAACTGCTCTGCCTAGCGCAGCAACGGCTGGAGTTGGAGCAAGAGCTTTTGTAAGTGATTCAACAGCCGCAGCAGTAGGCAGTTTCGGCGCACCATATGTAGGAAGCGGTACACATAAAGTTCCCGTATATTCAGATGGAACAAGTTGGTTAATAGGTTAATATTTTTTAGCGCAGCCATACTTATCGTAAATAATAGTGCTGCTATGGCGGGGAAACCGCCAATATCGGGCAGGGATGTTCATCGGCGTCCCTGCTAAATCGGAGAGCTTTATGCGGAAAATTGGAGGCCAGTAATGTTCTCGAAAGTGAAGTTGAGCAAGGGAGCTTTAGCTCACTTTCGTAGAAAAGCCCGCGAAGCTTACCCATTAGAAATACACGCATATCTTTTAGGCGAAATCACATCTATAGATACTATTAAAGTTGAGAAATTTTGTTATCCAAAATATTACGCTACACAAACTCCTGCAAATGTGGGCTGGTCTGCGGAGGAATACGCTAAGTTAAAAGTAACTGCCGAAGAAAAGGGATTGAAAATTGTAGGTGATATACATTCCCATCCACGTTGGGACGCCGTGATGAGTCCAGACGATTATAAAAGTTGTCTATTAGATTCTTTGAGCGTTTGCGGCATATGTTCTATATATGATAAGCAAACACGTGTAAGATTTTGGACACCAACCTCTTCATTACCCATGGAAGCACATTACACATAACTCTGGGAGGAGATTATGCCATTTAAGAAAAGAGAAGGTAGTGCAAGGTTTTATACCGGACTGGCCTTTCGTATTCACGAATACCGCAGCCTGTTCAACGAAGTTAGAGCAAGTGTTGAATCAAGGGAAGACGCCAAGCGCCATATTGATTTTTTGACTGCTGAGACAAAAGAAGAGAGAGAATTTTGTAGATTCAAGATCGTTGCAGCATATTTAGACAAGTTGAAGTACAGACCCAAAGCCGAGCAAGCAGCCGGTTTGAATGGATTATCCACAGAGGATAAATCAGCATTTGACAATACGGTAAGAAGTATGCTAGATTACGTAAATAAGCCTGTACAAGCGGAGGAGCCGAATGTACAAGGTTGAACGCACTGAGGCGGAAAAGTTCTCAAAAGTTTGGAATAAAGGCGGTATTACCATAATACTTACGCCCGAAGCTGTTGACTTTGCGCGAGATTTTGCAAATGTTGTACTCAATAATTTCATTCAAATGTGCCAGCAACAAGCACTAGAGGCACAAAAAGCGGCAGAGAAAGCCAAAGAACCTCTTATAATTACAGGTGTATAGTAGCACTTATCCGATGGAACGACTCTGAGCAGGGCCGAAAGAGCATACCCAAGAATTAGTGCTTGGCGCGGACAGAAACGCGGTTCCTACGCTCCCACCGGGATGCAGAGGGCACATCGGTGTAGTGGCCCCACAAAGTTTTATTCCTCTCTAGCACAACGGCAGTGCATTCGGCTGTTAACCGAACGGTTGTTGGTTCGAATCCAGCGGGAGGAGCCATCTTTCCTTCGTCTAATTGGAGAAGGCATCGGGCTACGAACCCGAGAATGTAGGTTCGAGTCCTACGGGGAAGACCATCTTATGCACGAAATTTACAAAGTTAAAAATGGCGGTTCTGTTTGGGTTGGCGACGATAACGATTACGAAAAAATAAAAGATAAACCTGATTGGAAATCGGCCAGAATGTGTAAGTATGGGCCGGGAGGACACCAGCAAACTCTAGGTTATCATACTCGCTCAGCGCCGACTGGAAAGAACTATTTATCTATCGAGACTAAAAATAGGATAGCTATAAACATCATAGATATGGATGATCCTAATATGATCCCCTTTGAATGTATAACAAAGGCTCTGGATTATATCAAAGAACAGTTAGATGCCGGGTTTAATGTACTGGTTGCGTGTAACAGCGGTCACTCTCGTGGCCCGACAACCGGTTTAATGTTCCTACGCGCAATCGGAGACATGCCACATCATTTCGTGAAATCTGAAACAATCTATAAAACATTATACCCTAAATTTGACCCCGGTATGGGAATGAGACAAACAGCAAGATCACATTGGGCTGAGCTTCAAGATATGGAGATAACGTAAAATGGCTGATAATAGCACGGGCAATCAATTCGTAAATGATATAAAAAATGTTCCGGCTTTTAAGGCTGTTGGCGGTGCTATAAATAAGGCGGTTGATTTTGTTAAAAGTCAAGATACCCCGACTCCTTCGACTCCTGACGCTGGGCCAAGACCTACTGCAAAACAGTTAGGATGGGCCGATCAACCTGCCCCTAAAAAGACCACACCCGCGCCGGTACCTACAAAGAAACCAGCACCGTCACCAACACCAGCGCCCAAGTATCATAAAGGTACTGACTACGTTCCGAAGACTGGACCGGCTGTACTGAAGAAAGGCGAAGCCGTATTAAATACCAAGGATGCCGATAAACTTAGAACGGCAAAAGGAAAAGGAATGAGCAAAGATAGCGCAATGAAGTCCGTAGCCGATGAGTTAGGCGGAAAGAAAGAAGCGGCCCCCAAGAAAGAAATTAAACATATTGTGACACGCAAAGCAGCGGGCGGAAAGAGTCACATCCACACACACGTGCATCACAATTCAACAGCGCACCCAGATGAGGAACATGTAACAACTGGCGATGATGCAATGGCCGAGCATATGATGCAGAATATGGGCACTCCTAATCCCGGCGAACAAGAAGCAGATGCCGGACAAGGTGCTCCTGCTGGAGCAGCACCACAGCCCGGAGGCTCAGCACCCGGAGCAGCACCAGCGGCCCCGCCTGTAGCAGCTTAAGGAGTTATTATGGCAGAAGATAAAAAGGAAACAGTACACTTATCCAAGCATAGAGTTGTAATGCACCTTAACAAAGGCGGATTACATCGTTGGGCAGGTGTGAAAGAGGGAGACAAAATCCCAGAGAGCAAGGTACAAGAGGCTATTAACAGTGATAATCCGCACGTTGCGGCTATGGGTAGACTGGCGCACACGTTTGCAGGATTTCATCACGGATCAAAGTAAATAACGCACACGGAGGAGTATGCGTCTTGAAAAACTAAAGGAACTGTACGAGACGTGTAAAGTTCTCCCACACTACCAGTATAGATACATGAGTGATGAGGAACTTCTGGTTAGAGCTAAGAAAAGCTTTCAGAGGCTTCCAGAATTACAACGTAAGAAAGTGGTAGAAAGTTGGACCAAGAAGCTCAACAAAGAATCCATTGAATGCACTACAGAGAAATCTGATGAGATGCTTAGATACAGATTCATGGCCCAGACTAATCTTTTCTTTCTTTGTCACTTACTAGAACAGTATGCTCAAACTACTGTCAATACGCACGAGGATATCTGCAACGACTTTTTCGTACAAAAAGACCCAACGTTTCTAACATTCGATCATTTTGCAGATCAGTATACTGACTTAAAACAGCGTATGCTGCTGGTACCCCGTGGCGGATTCAAATCTAGTATCGATATGGCGGATTGTATCCAGTGGTTTGTTTGCTTTCCTGCCATTACCATTGCTATTCTAACTGGTGTTTTACAATTGGCAAAAGACTTCGTGGGTGAAGTGAAACTACACTGCACTTACACTGAAGCTGGAACAGATTCAAAAGGAAAAGCCGTATACGATGTTCGTCAAATCATGGATAAACAAACCGGTGAGTGGTCGGACAGCCTTTTCCAAGTCCTATTCCCCGAGCATTGTTTATCACCGTTAGAAGGCAATCAACTTGAGTTTCAGACGCCCGCTGCTGAAGAGTCAAAAGAACCGACCGTTCGCGCAGCGTCTATCGACCAAGCTTTGTCTGGTAGCCACTATAATGTACTAAAACTTGATGACGTTGTTACAAACGAAAATACCAAAACCGATGCACGACGTAAAGACACTATCAAGCAGATTTCGATTGATAACGGTCTATTGAATCCCAACGGATTCTACGATGTTATCGGAACATGGTATGATGAGCTTGATTATTACGGCGTCACAATTAAGAAAACCGAAAAAAGAGCTAAAGAGGAAGGACTATTAGAATCCATTCAGGGTTCTGTTGATAGCGGTCGTTTCAATGCAGGTTTGAGTTTCAAGATTTATCTTCGCGCTGCTTGGTGGCCTACTGCGGCTGCTGTTAAGGCTGGTAAGATCGAAGAAGAGATGAAGAAAGACGATTGGGTGCTATGGTTCCCAGAGCGTCTTAGTTATGAATTCTTACGTAATAAGCAAAAAGACGATTCAGAGTTAGACGATGAGGAAGGTGATACAGGATTCTTTGCTATCAAGTATTTGAACAACCCCCGCAAAGTAAACCGCATCAAGTTTCCAAAAGAGTTAATGATTCGTCGCACGATCCCGCACACACAATACCCATCTCAAGGTATTGTAGTGACCACCGTGGATACAGCATATAGCACTAAAGCATGGGCAGATTATACTGTAATACTTACTGCTCTGATATTTGGTGGACGATTCTATATTGTCAACATGGTGCGCGGTCGTTTCAATGAGTACGACTTACCAAAGATTATTGCTACTACTGCTAGTAAGTGGAAGCCAAAGCGCATAGCTATTGAAGATTCGGTAGGTGTTCGCTGGATGAATAGAGAACTTCGCCGTGAAATGGATAAGCTTCAAATCTCCATACCGGTAGAATTCGTTTCATTAGGTTTAGGTAGCAAGTTAAGATCAAAGCAAATGAAGGCCAAGCCGGTACTAAGATTGTTAGGCGATGAGCGCTTGTACTTTTTCAATTCATGCGAAGGTCTTGAAGAGATTTACAATGAAATGTCGCAGTTCACGGGAACCAGCGACGACAAGCATGATGACATTGTATCAGCTATTTCATTGCTAGTTGAGCAGTTTATTGGCTACGCGGACGTAGATAGCAGGGTTAACTCATACCAAACTGAGTTTGTTGCCAATCAGCAAGCAAAGGATAAACACGACCAAATTTACTGCTTAGGTAGATATGCGCGATTCAATGAACTTGGACCAATTGATGACAATCCTGTAACTCAGTTTCAAGTGCAACAAGCCACTCAGCAGAGTATAGATACCACCCCAGATATCGATCCCTTTAAAGACCTTTTTTAAGGAGGGCCTATGGCCGGAAATACTCTACAGCGCATTCAGGACGGGATCATTGCTAAATATAAAAAAGAATACCCTGATGAAAAACTATATGGTAAGGAATTCTCCTTATATTTGTTAGTGCGTTACGCCCGATTGCTTTACAAGTTATATCAAAAGGCAGATAAAGGAAAGTAAGAGGATGGACTAATGGCACTATTGGAAAAAGATGGGGTACAGACTCAAGCAGATTTGACCCCAACAGATTACAACAAGCAAGGCGATATTACCAATGCTGCCGCCGAAGTCAATCTAGTAGTCGGAGCAACAAGTAAAGCTGAAAGTTATATTCAAAATAAGCAGTATGGCCTTCTTTGGCGAGATTCCGATTTACTTTTTCAGTCTCCTAGACCGATGTCGGTATATGAGAATACTTATGTACTAGAACCTAACGTTCAACGTTTTACAGTAGCAAAGGTGGTAAATGCTATTGTTCCTCAATTGTACAAAGGTCTATTCTATACCGATCCTCCAATGGTACTACGCCCGCGTCCCGGTACATCTCAGAATACAGTAGATGGTAAGACGGCACTTTTCTCCACTCTCTTAGACGAGTGTGGATTCAAAATGGAAACTAAGATTGGCCTTGAGCAAATGGCCCACCTTGGTACTGGTATTTGGAAGTGGGGAATTAAATACAAAAAGATTATTACCCGTAAGAGAACTGCTACAGTTACTAAGCTAGAAGCGGGTCCAGAAGGGTATAAAAACACGGCGATGATTCCTGAAGAAAAAGCGCCGATGATTGAAAGAAAGGTCCGTTACGCACCACGTCCGTACATCGAAAGTCGCCCCATTGACCGGGTATTTGTTGACCCGCATACAATGTTTGGAGACATTCGTCGTGCAGATTGGGCGATTGACCAAAGATTCATGGACTTCTATCAGTTTCAAGAACTGATTAAAGGTATAGCTGCGCTCCCAGATGAGCACCCTGATAAAAAGGGATGGGTTCTGCCAAGTGAGTCCGAACTAAAAAGCTGGTTTATGCCGCCTACAGATGCAGGGTCATCTGGCGAGTCAGTAACTCAGCAAGCTGCGTATGTAAAAGGTGTCGTACACCACGCAGAAGACATCAACACACAAGTTACTCCAGACCTTCTAGCTAAGAAGTTAGAAGTGTTAGAGTATTGGGATAAGAAGCGCAAAATTATTGTTGTCCAGCGTAAGAAGAAACTTTACTCTGGTGATAATCCATTTGGCATTATCCCGTTCCTGTCAGCTAATTGGTGGAATAGACCAAGAGCATTTTATGGAATGGGATTGGGCCTGATTGTCGGACAGAATCAGCGCGTAGATCAAGGAACAATCAATGCTATCCTGAAAATCCTGTCGTTTGGTGTGAACCCAATTTACTTGCGTAGACGCGATGCAAATACGCCTCCGCAGATGATTCGCACCGGTCTTGGCAGAATTTTGTCAGTTGATGGTGAAATTGATAAGGCATTTGGCCTTTTGGAGTCTCCCAAGGTTCCTTCCGATGTGTGGTCCGCGCTGGCTGAATCCGAGAAAGCTACGGAAAGTAGCTCTGGTGCCGATGCACAATTAGTGCAAGGCTCATCGTCAGGTCCAAGATCATCGATGGGACGCACAGCAACAGGTGCGACTAATCTTGCCGGGGCAAGTGCTACACGACTTGACGGCCCGCTTGATAACTTTATTGAGCAAGTATTCAAACCGTGGTTGTATGTTCTTGACATGTTGGTGTTCGAATATTTCTCCGATGCCGAGATTTACACAATTCTTGGCGACGAGTTAGGCAAAGATTTTGAACTAGACTTACAATCATTCCACGATGGTATTGTAGAGTTTGAAGTATTGGCCGGTGCATCCCTTGCTGCGAAGAGAATCATGGCACAGTCTATGACTCTTATTACTCAACTATTTGAAACACCCGCAATCCAAGAACAACTAGCGGATATCAACGGTGAGTATATCGACTTCAAGGAAATAATCAAGATGATGATGGAAGCAAGTGAATGGAAGAACATTCAAGATATCATCAAGCCACTAACTCCTGAAATGAAAGCGCGTCGTCAAGCGCAATCACAAGCAGCACAGCAGCAATCTAAACTAGCCACACAGCAAGCCGTTAGCGCACAGAATGCACAACAGAAGTCGAAACTACAAGCTGAGTCGATCCAAGGACGTATTCAGGAGCGATTAGTTGTAGGATCGGTTTTGAATAGTGCTAAGAGTGAGGCTAATGAAGGCGTGCCCGATGCGGGCGGTTTAGGCGGCTCAGAAGACACAGTTGAATAAGCCAGCGGCAGGGAAGTACGTCATTGTCCGCTTAAATAAAGCTTCCCTAAAATTTCCATAAAGGAGAGTATGGATAAGATAGAAAAATTAGAATTCAGCCCTGATATAGAGTTGGAACGCGGAGAGCAATCATCACTGGCATCCATTGTATCACAGCCCGGATTCAAGGTGCTGGAAAGACTTGGCAAAGCTTGTGTCGATCAGTTCGTTGTAAAATGGATCAATCAAGAAAAACCAGATGATGTGATTAGAGCGCACCACAGGGCTAAAGTTGCTGCACAATTCTATACAGGATTAATTGCACGCATTTATAGCGAAGTAGATTATTATCTACAATCTCAACCAAACGATACGCCTATTGAGGCAGGAATCGGTGTAGATTTAGGCGAACACACCGACCCAGAAACATTCGTAGCCTATGGGGAAGAGGAGCCTCTTAATATATGAGCGACACGCAAGTAGAAACACCTGTAGAGCAGATTTATAGCTACCAGCCTACTGACGGCGAAGGTAGACCTATTGGCGGAAAACAGGTAATAAAGTACACGACCACAAAGGAATTGACGGATCAGCTTGAGAAACAAAATGTACTTTTAATTCGCAAGCTTCGTGAGCAAACTAAGAAAGTTCGTCTGGGTATCGAGGAAACTGAAGACCTTGGTGAAAACGTACAGCACTTCGACGGTCCTATTGAGTTCAAACCGCGTGAATTGACTACCGAAGAGAATTATGACATTGCCCGCAGACTGACCGATCCTACCACTTCAGCAGGGGCAACTGACGAATTACTTGAAGCACGTTTAGGTGCTCCTCTCAGTCTTATAGGCTCAACTCTACAAAAGACACAGCAAGAAGTTATGAATTTACGTGCAAAGCTTGAAGCTAACGCATTCGTATCAGATAACCCAGAGTATTACAAGTGCCAAGAAAACTTTGAGAACATTACTTCATGGATGGTACGCTACAACCTAGCTCCTGTACGTGAGAATTATCAGAAGGCTTACGATACGCTTAAAACACAGGGTCTTCTAGTTGAAGGTCCAGCGGAGGCTGTTGTTGGATCACCGGTAGTAGAACCGGTTGTTGAAGTTCCTGTTGTAGTTGATAGTACAGTGGTAAACAATACGCCACCGGCGCGAGTCCCGGTACTCGGTATTGCCAGCGGTCTAACTAATGAGGATGCCTCTAACGTGGGAACACCAGTGCCAACAGGTAGTGATATCACTTATGTGCTCAATGGACAAACATTGACAGGACTTGCTGCTATTGCTGCTATGCCCTCCGAAGAGTACGGTC